ATTTATTCATTGTTCAGCGACAAGACCTTCAATGGATTGGGTCAATGCAGATGAAATAGATAAATGGCATAGGGCTAGAGGATTTTTTAAGATTGGTTATACCTTTGTTATTACCCGTGATGGTACTTTAGAAAAGGGTAGAGATTTATATGAACCTACAGCTAGTCAAAGAGGTTACAATCATAACTCAATTTCAATTTGTATGGTTGGTGGTGTAACAGAAGATGACATACACAAAGCTGAAAATAACTACACACCAGAGCAATGGTCACAGTTAAAAGATTTATTAACGGAAATGAAAGAAGAATTTCCCAAAGCAAAAATAGTTGGTCACAATGAATTTAGTTCAAAAGAGTGTCCAAGTTTTGACGTTCAGAAATACGTAAAAGAGAATTTTTAGATACATTTAAGGAGGTAATATGTTAGCTGAAGAACAATCACAATTTATAAAACATGAGAGTTGTCCAAAGTGTGGGAGTAAGGATAATCTAGCTAGATACAGTGACCATGCTTATTGTTTTTCAGATGGATGTGGTTACTACGAAAAAGGTGGTGAAGTTGTTCAGTTACCTAAAGCACCTACAAATCCAAAATTAATTAAAGGTGAATATAAAGATTTAATTAAAAGAAAAATTAGTGAAGAGACTTGTAAAAAGTTTGGTTACAGTGTTGGTGAATACCAAGGCAAGTTAGTACAAATAGCACCATACTTTAATAGTAAATATGAATTAGTTGCTCAACACATACGATATCCAAACAAAGAATTTAAATGGATAGGTGATACAAAAAATTTACAATTTTATGGTCAAAATTTATTTAGAGATACAGGAAAACTTTTAGTTATTTGTGAAGGTGAAATTGATGCAATGACTGTAAGCCAGTATTGTTTTAATAATAAATATCCAGTTGTATCAATACCAAGTGGTGTAGCTTCAGCGAAGAAAACAGTATCACAAAACATAGAATGGTTAGAAGGTTTTGATAATGTTGTTTTTTGTTTTGACAATGATGATGTAGGTAAAAAAGCTTCTATTCAATGTGCGTCTTTACTTAGCCCAAGTAAAAGTAAAGTTGCAGTCTTACCATTAAAAGACCCAAATGAAATGGTACTAGCAGGTAAGACAAAAGAACTGACAGATGCTATTTGGGGTTCTAAAGTTTACAGGCCAGATGGTATAGTTAGTGGTGAAGATTTATGGGATATACTTATTGAAGATACTGGTGATAGTGATGCTGTATATCCTTTCAATGGTTTAAATGAAATTACACAAGGTATACGTAAGGGTGAAATAATTACACTATGTGCAGGTACAGGTATTGGTAAGAGTCAAGTATGTAGAGAGATTGCATACCATTTAATATCAAAAGAAAATAGAGTTGGATATATTGCATTAGAAGAAAGCGTACAAAGAAGTATAAGAGGTTTAGTTTCTATTGGTGTGAATACACCGTTACATTTACAGACAGAAAGAAAAAAAGTACCGTTAGATAATCTTAAAAAGGTTTGGTCAGATATAAAATCAAAATGTTTTTTCTATGACCATTGGGGTAGCTTAGACTCAGACAATTTATTTAGTAGAATTAAATACTTAGCAGTTGGTTGTAAGTGTGATTACATAGTCTTAGACCATTTAAGTATTGTTGTAAGTGGAATATCTGAAGGTGATGAACGTAGAACTTTAGATAATTTAATGACTACGTTACGTAAACTTACAGAACAATTAAAAGTTGGATTAATATTAATATCACATTTGAAAAGACCAGAGGGTAATAAATCACACGAAGAAAATTTAATACCAACAATCTCACAACTTAGAGGTAGTCAAAGTATTGCTCAACTTAGCGATATAATTTTAGGTTTATCTAGGAACAGTTCAGCAGGTGATAATAATTGTGAAATAAGAGTTTTGAAAAATAGATTCACAGGTGAAACAGGATTAGCCACAACATTAAATTACAACAAAGATACAGGAAGATTATTTGAGGTAGAAAACTATGAGCAAATTTGATGAAAATGAAGTAGATAAATTAGCTATAGTTATACTTAGTTATTTAGAAACAAGTGAAAAATTTTCTAATATGACACCAAATGAAAAATCAAAAGTCTTTGAGGTATATCAAGAAATATTAGATTGTATTTACAAATGTATTAAACACGAAAATGTTTATCCAATATTATTAGTACAAGATTATGAAGTATCAGTAGCAGTTAAAAATTTAATAGAAGAAACAAAAGAACTTATACCTGCATTATCTAGAATAACTGTAAGGACAGTATCTTGAAATTAGTTTTTGATATTGAAACCAATGGTTTCTTAGAAAACATGGACAAGATATTTAGTCTAGTTATCCACAATGTAGAGACAAAAGAATTATCTAGTTATAACTACAAAGAAATAGAAATAGGTCTAGAGCATTTATTACAAGCTGATGAAATAATAGGCCATAACATTATGCAGTTTGATATACCTGCAATACAAAAAATTTATCCTAAGTTTGTTTTTAAGAAAAAAATTTTTGATACATTAATTGCATCAAGATTAATATGGTCAGACTTAAAAGAAATAGATTATAAAAAAAGAACTGTTCCAAATAAATCTATAGGTTCACACAGTTTAAAAGCATGGGGTTATAGAATTGGAGACCACAAAGATGAGTTTGGTGAAACTACCGATTGGAGTGAGTGGTCACAAGAAATGCAAGATTATTGTGAGCAAGATGTAAAACTTACAAGCAAGCTATATGATTTAATTATTAGTAAAAATTATAGTGAACAGTCTTTAGAATTAGAACATGAATTTGCTGAATGTATTCGTAAGCAAGAACGATTAGGATTTTGTTTTGATATACAAAAAGCAAAAGAACTTCATACACAATTAAATACTAAAAGAGTTGAATTATTAGATGAACTACAAAAGATATTTCCACCTTGGAAAAAAGTTGTAGGTGTACTGATACCAAAAAGAGATAACAAAACTAAAGGTTATACAAAAGGTGTACCAGTAAAAAAGATAAAAGAGATTATGTTTAATGCAGGTAGTAGAGACCACATTGCAGACAGACTAATGACGTTAAAAGGTTGGAAGCCAACAGAGTTTACACCAGATGGTAAACCAAAAGTAGATGAGAAAGTTTTAGAAAAATTACAATATCCAGAAGCAGAATTATTATCTGAATATTTACTAATACAAAAAAGATTAGGAATGTTAGCAGAGGGTGACAATGCTTGGATAAAATTAGAAAGAAGAGGTAAAATTTATGGGAAAGTTATTACTAATGGAACGGCTACAGGAAGGTGTACGCATCATAATCCAAACATTGGTCAAGTGTGTAGTGCAAGTGCCAAATATGGTAAAGAGTTTCGTAGTCTTTTTACTGTACCTAGTGGTTATAAGTTGGTGGGTTGTGATGTTAGTGGCTTGGAATTGCGTTGTCTATCTTCTTATCTTGTTAGATGGGATTCTGGAGCTTATCGAAAAGAACTCTTGGAAGGAGATATACATACAGCTAACCAAATGGCTTCGGGAGTTCCGACAAGAGACAAGGCAAAAACTTTTATTTATGCGTTCTTATATGGGGCGGGAGATAAAAAGATTGGTGAGATTGTCAAAGGAACAGCTAAAGAAGGTAAGATTCTTAAACAAACTTTTTTAAGTAAAACACCTGCAATAAAAAAATTAAGAGAAACAGTAATACAAAATTTTAAACAACGAGGGTTTTTATATGCCATAGACAGGAGACGTATTCATCCTAGAAGTGAGCATAGTGCTTTAAACTTTCTACTACAATCTTGTGGTAGCATAATAGTTAAAAAAGCAACAATCTTGTTACACAAAAATCTATCCCATTTAAAATATGGTGAAGATTGGGGAATGGTAGCACACATACATGACGAGATGCAACTTCAAGTAAAGGAGCATTTAGCGGAGGAGGTAGGAAAGGTAGCAGTGGACAGCATCAAACAAACTCAAAACTATTTTAAATTTAATTGTGAATTAGATGGTGAATATAAAATAGGTAACAACTGGGCTGAGACACATTAATGGATAAATGGCTAAATATAATAATGATAAGAAATTTGACATAGATTTAAAATATGGAAAAGTTCGTGAAAAAAGATTAGCTAAAATATTAGAAGAGAAGAAAATAGAAGTAAAAACAGAAAGAGATTGGTGGAGAAAAACAGGTAACATAGCAATAGAAATAGAAAGCTATGGTAAACCAAGTGGTCTCAAATCTACTAAAGCTGATTACTGGGTACATATACTTGCAGACGGAAGAAAAGATTATTGTATTCTTTTGTTTGATGTACCGACACTTAAAAAACTAGCAAGAAAACATAAAAAGAATTGGAAGATGATGGGAGATAACAGAGCAAGCAAGTGTATTTTAATACCATTAAAGGAGATGTTTAATGAAAAATAAATTACCAGAATTTGTTACAGTAGGTGCGTTTACGGTAGAAATAATTTTGATACCACATGAATTAAGCTACGAAGTATCAGAACAGCAAGGCTCGTTTGTAGTTAAACCACCCTATAAAATTTATTTTGATGAAGACATCATAGAACAAGGCGGTGCTGATGCTGTCAATTTAGTAATACACGAATTTCTACATCTTGGTTTTTACCAATACATGTTGAAAGACAAAGACGAAGAAACAATAGTGAATAGCTATGGTAACTTTTTAACAGAATTACTTACAAGGTCTGAATTAAAAAGTTGGATTAAACATAATATATAAGGGGAATAAATGACAACAATATTAATAGATGGTGATTTACTTATTTATAAGAGTGCCATATCTTGTGAAGTTCCTACACAATGGGAAGATAATTTATGGACTCTTCATGCTGATGGTAAACAAGGTATAAGTAAATTAAAAAACGAAATAGATTATTTAGTTGATAAGTTAAAAGCTGATAAAGTTATTATGGCTTTATCTTCAAAAAATAACTTTAGAAAAACTGTTTCACCGACATATAAATCAAACAGAAAGAAAACTAGAAAACCTATAATATATAAAAATTTATTAGAATGGGCTGATAATAACTATGAGTGCTTTCAACATGAAGGGTTAGAAGGTGATGATGTCATGGGTATATTAGCAACAAGTGGTGAAATAAAAGATGATTTAATATTAGTATCGTCTGATAAAGATATGAAAACTATACCTGCTAATCACATTGGATTAGACGAAGATGATAAGGTAAGTTCTATAACACCTAAAGAAGCTGATTACTGGTTTATGATGCAAACATTAACTGGTGATAGTACAGATGGTTATTCTGGTTGTCCAAAGATAGGCCAAGTATCAGCACAAAGAATACTAGCTGACGTTAAACATGACATTAATTTAATGTGGGAGAAGGTAGTTGATACATTTAAAAAAGCAAAACTAACAGAAGAAGACGCATTAATTCAATCAAGATTAGCAAGAATATTACGTAAACAAGACTGGGATGAAGTAAATAAAAAACCAATACTATGGAGACCAATAAATGTATGACAGAGCAGAAATATTAAAAATAGCATTAAAATTAGTTACAGGTAACAGGCAAGAACAGAATGGTAGTATAGATAAAAACCATGAAAACATTGCACGATTATGGACTTCTTATTTACAAAACGAAGGTTTAATAAATAAAGAAAATAACTTAACATCTCTTAATGTAGCTATACTTATGTGTCTTTTGAAGATAGCTAGAAGTCAAGCAGGTGAGTATAATCCAGATGATTATGTAGATTTATGTGGTTATGGCAGTATTGCAGGACAAATAGCAGACCAAAATAATCCAGATAATGATGTTTAAGTGACACTTTTAGAGATATGTCAGTTGATACAAATAAAAATTTACCTAATTTATCCAAAGATTTAGTCGAAGAATTAGATAGATTGTTTCCAGAAAAATCAGCAACATTAGATTTTGATACTAAAGAATTGTATTTCAAAGGCGGACAAAGAAGTGTTGTTCGTTATTTAAAAGAACAATTTGATAGACAAAATGAAACAATATTGAAAGGAGAATAGCTTATGTGTTTTGGAGGTAGAAGTTCACCCCCACCTAAGCCACAGCCAGTAACACCCACACCACCACCAGTAGCAGAAAATAAACAATCAACACCTGCTCCAGTGGACTACAATCAAAATAAAGTAGGGTCAATGGGAGACGAAGTAGGCAGTAAGAAAAAAGGAAAGAAAAGTTTAATTATTCCTTTAGGTGGCTCAAATAGTGGCGGTACTGGATTACAAGTTTAATCATGGATAACATGACTTCAGTTAAAAACAGATATCAATCTTTGGAATTACAAAGAGAAGTATATTTAGAAAGAGCAAGAGAAAGTTCTAAACTAACAATACCTACTCTTATACCAGAAGAAAGTACAGGTTCTCATACAAGATTCTCAACTCCCTATCAAGGAATAGGAGCAAGAGGTGTAAATAACCTTTCAGCTAAATTACTATTAGCTTTATTACCACCAAATGCTCCTTTCTTTAGATTACGTATTCAAGATTTTGTAATTAAAGAATTAGACCAAGATGAGTCTATGAAAACTGATATTGAAACTGGTCTTGGAGAAATAGAGAGAGCTATACAAACAAATATAGAAACTTCAGCAGATAGAGTAGCTATATTTGAAGCATTAAAACACCTAATAGTAGGTGGAAATGTATTATTATATGTAGCTGATAACGGCCTTAGAGTATTTCATTTAGATAGATATGTAATTAGAAGAGACCCAATGGGTAATGTTCAAGAGATAATTACAAGAGAAACATTAAGCCCAAGAACATTAACACCAGAAGTTGCTAAATTAATAGCAGGTCAAATAACTGAAGACGAAAAGACAATAGAACTATTTACTTATGTATGTAGAAAAGGAAATAAGTTTGAAGTTTATCAAGAAGTAAAAGGTATAATTATACCAAGTTCAAAAGGTAAATTTGATGTAGACAAAACACCTTTTATCCCGTTGAGATGGAATAGAATAGACGGTGAAGATTATGGCCGTGGTTTTGTAGAAGAGTATTTAGGAGACTTACAATCTTTAGAAGGACTAACACAAGCTATTGTAGAAGGTAGTAGTGCGTCAGCTAAAGTATTATTTATGGTTGCTCCTAATGGTACTACAAGAGCATCTTCAATAGCTCAAAGCCCTAACGGTGCTATTATAGAAGGTTCAGCTCAAGATATTTCTGTCTTACAAGTAAATAAATTTGCAGATTTTAGAATTGCATACGACACTATGCAACGTATTGAACAACGATTACAATATGCTTTCTTATTAAATGCTTCAGTACAAAGAAATGCTGAAAGAGTAACAGCAGAAGAAATACGATTTATGGCTGAAGAATTAGAAGATACATTGGGTGGTACATACGCAATGTTATCTCAAGAATTTCAATTACCATTTATACAAAGAAAAATGTCTATAATGCAAAAGAATAAAGAATTACCAGAATTACCTAAGACTGTTTCACCACAAATTGTAACTGGTTTAGAAGCTCTTGGTAGAGGTAATGATAAAAATAAATTAGTTAATTTTATACAAACATTAGGACAATTTTTAGGTGCAGAAGTGGTACAAAAATATGTCAATATAGATGATGCAATATCAAGATTAGCAACTGCTGATGGTATTGACACAAAAGGTTTAGTTAAAACTAAAGAAGAATTAATGGCTGAAGAACAACAGCAAATGATGGCTATGCAACAACAACAAGCTATGTCTAAAGGTATAGATGTTGCGGGTAATGTTGCAGGTAATGTAGACCCTAACTCGTTAGACCCACAAGCTATTGCGGAAGCTATTAATCAAGCAACATAAAGGAGAAAAGAATGGTTGAAAAAGTTGTTGTAAACGACCAACAAGAATATAATCCTAGTTTAGAAGAGCAATCAGAAGCACAAGATAAACAGGAAAATCAAGCAGAGCAAAATTCTAGTGAAGATAGACCAGATTGGTTGCCAGAAAAATTTGCTAATGCTGAAGAATTAGCCAAAGCGTATGGCGAATTAGAAAAGAAAAATAGTACACCACAAGAAGACGCTTTAGAACAAAACAAAGCTGAAGTTGAAAAAGCAACAGGTTTGAGTTTAGATGAATACTATGGAGAGTTTGAACAAAATGGTGAATTGTCAGACGATAGTTATGGAAAACTAGCACAACAAGGTTTACCAAAAGAATTGGTAGATAGTTATATTGAAGGCCAAAAAGCTATTAGCGATAATCAGACTAAAGAAATATATAGTGTGATTGGGTCAAGAGATGATTATGATAAAGTTGTTGCGTGGGCTTCTGATAATTTATCTGAAAAAGAAATTAGTGCTTACAATCAATCTTTAGATACAGATGTAAACCAAGCTAAGTTAAGCTTACAAGGTATTTACGCAAAGTACCAAGCACAAGCAACTTCTAATGAGCCTAATTTAGTACAAGGACAAAACATATCTGGTAGAAGTGATGTATTTAATTCTACAAATGAAATAGTTACAGCTATTAATGATAAAAGATATTCTACAGATACAGCATACCGTAGAAATGTAGAAGAAAAGCTTAAGAGGTCAAACGTACTGTAATGCGAGATTACAAGGCTGAGTACAATAATTACCAGTCTAAGAGTGGCCAAAAGAAAAACAGAGCTATGCGTAATAAAGCTCGAAGAATATTATCTAAACAAGGTAGAGTAAGTAAAGGTGATGGTAAAGACGTACATCACAAAGACGGAAATCCTCAAAATAATTCTTTGAAAAATTTACGTATAGCTTCTAAATCAGCCAATAGGTCAAGGAAAATATAATGTTAAATATATTGGGTGCAGTTGCACCTATGGTTAAAACTTTATTTAGTACAATAGATAAGACTATTGATAATAAAGCTGATGCAGAAAAAATGAAACAAGATATTCAACAAAAATTATTGTCTGGTCAGTTAAAAGAATTAGAAGCACAAGCTTCTATAATAACAGCAGAAGCTAAAGGTGGATGGTTACAAAGAAACTGGAGACCAATATTAATGTTAGTTTTTGCAGGATTAGTTGTAGCCCATTGGTTTGGGTTTACTGCTCCTAACATACCAGAGTCAGTACAAAACTCTTTACTTAACATAGTGTTAATTGGTGTTGGTGGGTATATCGCAGGTAGAAGCGGTGAAAAAATGATGGATAAATACAAGGAGAAAAAGTAATGCCAAATAAAAATAATCAATATTCAAAAGCACAGAAAAAATCACCCGTGCCTATGAATACTAAATTAAAAATTAAACCTAAAAAGAAACCTAAAAAATATTAATGAGTACAGAAAATAAACCTTTAAATAAAATTATTAGAGAAAAACAAGGTAATAAAAAATTTAAAGTGTTTGTTAAAAACAAATCTTCTGGCAACATAAAAACAATTAGATTTGGAGATGCTAATATGAAAATCCGTTCTAATAATCCAGAAGCTAAAGCGTCTTTTAATGCTAGAATGGGTGGCGTACTTGCAGAAGTAAATGGACAAAAAAATTTATCACCTGCCTACTGGTCATTAAAAGCTTGGAATAAAAACCTTAAAGTGTAATCACCATCTCTCATAAGAGAGGTGACGCAACTTCATAAACACAAAAAACTAGAATTGCCCTATGCGTAGGATAACTTTTTTGTATGTTATTGCAGTTTAGAAGAAGCATTAACTAATAACAACATTGAAAGGAAAAATACAATGTCAAACGCAACAGTATCTTTTCTTGGTAAAACTAACAATGGTGGAACAGCTAATGACCTTTTCTTAAAAGTATTTAGCGGTGAAGTTCTTGCTAGTTTCCAAAGAGAAAACAAAATGCTTGAGATGTCTACTGTAAGAACTATTTCTTCAGGTAAGTCAGCTCAATTCCCAGTAGTGGGAAGAACTACAGCATCCTATCACACAGCAGGTAACGAAATCGTTGGTAGTGTGATTAATCATGCTGAAAAAGTGATTACTATTGATGATGTACTATTATCAAGTGCATTTATCTCATCTATTGATGATGCAAAAAATCACTATGATGTAAGAAGTATTTACTCAAAAGAAATGGGTTCTGCTCTTGCAAAGAAAACAGACCAACACTTATTACAGTTAAGTGTACTTGGAGCTAGAGCTTCAGCTACAATTACTGGTGGTGATGGCGGTAATGTTATTACTGACGCTGATGCAAACACAAATATGACTTCATTAATTGATAGCATTTTTGAGGGAGCAGAAGACTTAGACAATAATGACGTTCCAGAAGATGACAGATATTGTGTGTTAGCTCCAGACGTTTACTATGAGCTAGTACAAAACGATAAAATCCTTAACAGAGATTTCTCAAGTTTAAATGGTGATTTCTCAAAAGGTAAAGTGCTTGAAGTAGCAGGTATCAAGATTGTAAAATTAAATACAGCTAACACTTCATACACTGATTTATCTGGTGCATCTACAACTGGTCAAAACAACACTTACAATGGAGACTTCTCTACAACTGTAGCAAGTATCTTCCATAAGAGTGCTGTAGGAACAGTAAAATTATTAGACCTATCTATGGAGTCAGAATATGACATTCGTAGACAAGGTACACTAATGATTGGTAAATACGCAATGGGTCACGGTATTCTAAGACCAGAAGCGTGTGTAGAAATTAAAACTGCATAATCAATAAGGTAATTTAAAGGAGACCCTTTCGAGGGTCTTCTTTTTTACAAGGATAAAATTAATGAGCATAACAACATCAACTTCAGAATTAGAAGCAGTCAATACTATTCTATCTACGATAGGAGAAGCTCCAGTTTCTTCATTAACAGGTACATTACCTGCTGAAGTAAGTGTAGCTCAAACAATATTAAATGAAGTAAATAGAGAAGTACAATCTAGAGGATGGCATTTTAATACAGAGTTAAAATATCCATTAACTAGAGATGTAAATAATAAAATTCCTTTAGGTACTAATATAGTACGTTTAGAATTATTACCTTCTAAATATAATAAAACTACTTATGATTGCATACAAAGAGGTAATTTTTTATACAACAGAGTAGGTAGAACTTTTACTTTTAGTACAGACTTAGATGGTACAGTTGTCATACTGTTAGATTTTACCGATATACCAGAGACAGCTAGAAGATATATTACTGTACGAGCTTCTAGAGTATTTTCAGATAGAATGATTGGTTCTAGTGAACTTAGAGGATTTACACAACAGGATGAGGTTATTGCTTTATCAAATTTAAAACATGCTGAAACAATGACAGCAGACCATAATATATTTAATAATTACGATACAGCTAAAGTAATAGATAGAAACTCACCTCATAGAATAATTGATAATAGTGAAATAAGTTAATATGCCATTAGTTAATAAATCTATACCAAATTTAATTAATGGGGTCTCTCAACAGCCAGATACATTAAGACTTAGTTCACAAGCAGAGTCACAAACCAATGGTTTTAGTTCAGTTGTAGAAGGTTTACGTAAAAGGCCACCAACAAGTTATGTAGCAAAAATATCATCAAGCAATTTAGATGGTGCATTTATTCATACTATTAATAGAGATTCAAACGAAAGATATATAGTAACTATTACCAATGGTGCTATTCAAGTTAATGCTATTGATGGTACAACTAGAACTGTTAGTACACCAGACGGTGTTGCTTATTTATCTTCATCTAATCCTTATCAAAATTTTAGAGCATTAACTGTAGCTGATTTTACTTTTATAGTTAATAATACAATTACCACAGCTAAAGGTACAACTACTTCACCTGCTAAAGTTCAAGAAGCAATTTATTCTATAAAACAAGCTGTAGTAAATACTAAATATTCTATAATACTTAATGGTACTACTTATTCTACTACAACTGCATCAAGCGGTGATGATAGTAGTGATATTGTAGATAATTTAATTACAGCCATAGGTAGTGTATCAAATTTTTCTTTTACTAATTTAGGTAGTAGTATTCATATTAGAAATACAGCAGGTGCAGATTTTACAGTTAAAGCTACTGATGGTTATGGAGACCAAGCTTCACAAGTTATAAAAGATAAAGCACAAAATTTTACTGACTTACCCTCTGTAGCTGTAAATAATATGGTGGTAGAAATTACTAATACTGCTGAAAATAATTTTGATAACTATTATGTTAAATTTGAATCGGGTAATAATAATGATGAAGGTTTATGGGTAGAAACAGTAGAGCCAAATTCTAATATTAGTTTTGACGCTTCTACTATGCCACATCAATTAGTACGTAATGCTGATGGCACATTTACTTTTCAACAAGTTACTTATGGGGATAGAGAAGTAGGAGATAGTGAAAGTGCTGAAGACCCATCTTTTATAGGTAGTAAAATTAACGATATATTCTTTCATAGAAATAGACTTGGGTTTTTATCTTCAGAGTCAGTAGTGATGTCTAGAGCTAGTGAATTTTTTGATTTTTATCCAGAAACCGTTACAGATGTTTTAGATACAGACCCTATTGATATAAGTGTTAGTCATACTAAAGTTTCTATCTTACGTCATGCTATACCTTTTAATGAAGAGTTATTAGTATTTTCTGACCAAACACAATTTACTATTTCTGGTGCTAATACTATTACAGCAAGAAATGTTACATCAAATGTATCAACTGAATTTGATAATAATCAATTTGTAAAACCAGTTAGTGCAGGAAGACAAGTTTATTTTGCATTTAATAAAGGTGAGTTTTCTGGAATAAGAGAATACTTTACAAATATAGATGGTGATACAAATGATGCTAATGATATTACTGACGCTGTACCAAAATATATACCAAAGAATTTACAAAAACTTGCAGTAGCATCTAACGAAAATATATTAATTGCATTAAGTAAAGATGAGCCAAATGCTTTATATGTTTATCAATATTACTATGCTAACAATGAAAAATTACAAAGTGCGTGGCATAAATGGACTTATGGTAATACAACAGATACTAAAATATTAAATTTAGATTTTATAGAAACAACTTTATATATTTTATTACAACGGTCTGACGGTGTTTATATAGAAAGTTTAGAAGTAGCTCCTGCTGTAGTTGATACAGGTAGTACCTATCTTACTCATTTAGATTCTAAAATTGATGAGTCTACGAGTGGTGTATCTACATCTTATAATAGTGGTACTAACCAAACTACAATTACAATTCCTTATGCTATAGATAATACTATGCAAGTAGTTACCCGATTTGTAAGTGGTAACAGCACTGTAGCAGGCGTAGTAATACCTACAGTAAGTCAAGTAGATGGTGGTACAAGTATTGTAGTTAATACAGATATAACAGCTAAAAAGTTTTTTATAGGAGAGAAGTATACATTTAATTATGAACTTTCTACACAATTTATAAAAACTCAAGATAGCGAAACAGGTTCTAAATCATCAATAAAAGAAGGTAGATTACAAATACGTAACTTTACAGTTTCTTTTAACAATACAGGATTTTTTAAAACTAAAGTAACACCGTTTAGACGAGATACATCAACTGATACATTTTCTGGAGCAGTTGTAAGCTCTACAAAAGTAAATGATTTAGATTTACAAACAGGTGATTTTAAATTTTCTGTTCAATCTAAAAATGAAAATCTAAAAATAGAATTTGAAAATGACTCTTTCTTACCTTCTAATTTTGTTAATGCGGAGTGGGAAGGATTTTTCCATCAACGAGGTAGAAATATTTAATGCAACAATATATGAAAGTAGCAACTGAAGATGACGCTATTGCTTTAGCTAAAAAATTACGTCAAGAAGATATAGACGAAGTAAAAGCAAATAGTAATTTATCACCTGAAGAAGCTTTAGTAATAGGTATTAAAAATTCAGAATTACCTATAGGTATTTATTATAATGATGAATGTGTTAGTATATTTGGAGTTGTACCAGTTTATAAATCTGCATTGATATGGCTTTTAGCTTCTGAAGATGCGTTTAAATATTTAAAAATACCTTTTTTAAGAAACAATAAAGAACTGGTAAATTTCTTAAATAAAAAACATACAGTTTTATATAACTTTGTAGACGCAAGAAACAAAGTACATATTAAATGGTTGAAGTGGTTAGGCTTCATTTTTATTAACAAGATAGAAAAGTTTGGTTTTGAACAAAGACCATTTTATGAATTTGTGAGGTTAAATAATGTGTGACCCTGCTACAATAGGATTAATTATTAGTGGTGCAAAAACAGCCCTTGAGCTTCAATCAGCTAAAA